AATGACCATCCTCATAATGTCTCGGCCTTTTTCTTCGCCAACTTTCGCCGGGCACGGGCCCGGTCGGTATAGTCGTCAAAGCGACGAATAAATTCCTGCACATTATCAAAGGACAGCATGCTGCTGTCGACGTGATACTCTCCGGTGGCTGATTGTGAGGTACGCGTATCCCCCGCGATGACCGCTTCCTCAATCATCTTGTATCGCAGATAGGTATGCCGACGTTCGCGTTGAATCCGTCGCACGAACGCATAGTAGATGACACTGGTGAAATAGCCAAACGGATTTCTCGATTTGCGCGGATTGAAATTGTGCATGTAGACGAGACAATTCTCAACCCCGTCCGACACCATGTCTTCACGGTAGGTATAGTTGGCGAAATTCGGCTTGAACGAGAGGTGTGTGCCGATTTTCAGAAAGCATTCACCAATATATTCAGGCACCCTCGGTGGGTCATCACCCCGTATCTTCGCATGATTACAACTGCGTCGATGTTGGATGAGTGCGATTAGAAATTTGCGATTATCGACGTAATGGGCCTCAGCCATAAACCTCCCTTGTTTGATGATTATTTGACATACGCAAGTATACCACATGTTGTGGTGTGTGTCGACTCCATATTGTAGACTGCCGCGTGCTGTAGTGTGCGTAGAAACTTTATCTGTTCTATGCACGAAAATGTCCGACGCATTCTCCCACCGAATTGAGGGGGAAGGGGGGACTATAGGGGGGATGGGGGTCTGAAAGAATACTAGTACTAATTTAAGTTATAGATTTACGATCTAGATTCAATATACTGATTACCGTAGGCGGATTCCGCCGCATGCGGTGTGTTCAATAAAACCGCGTTATTCGATTGCGGGTGTCTGGCTTGCGTTCTAAGCGTGCCAAATATATTTCCGCACCCTCACTATAGTTTGCTATCTTCGGCATCGTTAGGCACGCTCTGAAGCGGTTTGGCGTCATGTGTGGATAACATCCGTAACCATGTTTCGACATCATACTCATGCAAGGTATAGGGAAATCGTTCTGCCGCGTAATATTGCACACGCTGTTCCGCATGTCGAAACACATGATTTACCGAGCTACCCACCCGCAAATCATCAACAAAATCCAACAGGGTTGCGTGTGTTTTACCACTCGACAGTCGTAATGTACGCCCTATGGACTGTAGGACACGTATCTTTGATTTCGCGGGGCTGGCGAAGATGAGCGTTGAGAGATTAGGAATATTTACACCCGTTGAAAACGTTCCGAAAGAGGCCACAATGATTTGATTATCGTTTTGTTCCACCCAGAGGCGAATCCGTTCGCGTTCAGCACTTACGACGCCGCCATGGACAAAATGTACATCACGTCCTACCACAAGATGTTGTATGCGCTCGAATAATGGAATTCCATGTTTTTCAACGAAATTAAAGAGGACTAACACGTTCCCTTTGGTCGCGACCGCCGTCTTGGCAATGATGTCTAAACGCTGCGGCGATGTCACCAAATATTCCACTTCATCGGGATATAAGGACTGCCGCATTTCCTTACACACGGACATGGGATATTTGATTACACACATCTTGACGCGCAGCGGCGCCAGTTGCTGTTGCTCGACTAGGGCGTGTGTCGTGGTGACACGTGTCACGTCACCAAAGAGCCCTTCAAGAATCAGTTGATGCGCATGTGTATCATCTAAGGTGCCGGTGAAACCAAATCGATACGGTGTCTTCAAACACTTGGCCATGAGTCCAACCAAGGAAGAGCTTTTTGCCAAATGCACTTCGTCCACCATCACACATGGATAATCGGCAAAGTATTCCGGCGGAAGTTGGTAGATAGATTGCCATGTACTAATGACAATCGGTGCGTGACGGGCTTTTGGCCGACCTGCTTGAATCGTCTGAATGCGATCTGGGTCGACACCATAGCTGACAAAGTCGGCGGTCAGTTGCGCCACCAACCCTGTGGTCGGCACAACAATCAATGTCGGCACGTCGAGTGCTTGTGTCAGTAAATGAATGATAAGAGACTTGCCGCTACCGGTGGGAGAGAGTACGATACCGCGATGCGTGTTCAACAATGTCCGCAATGCGGCTACCTGATAGGCTCTCGGCACGATTGGTAGCGGCTGCGCGTTCACCCAGGCATCCAGTGTGTTTGGATACAAGGGATCTGCTATCGGCACCTCATTGGTGACCTGATAGTCCTGCTGCGCGGCAAATGTCAGTAGACGAGACAAGAGACCGCGATAAAGCAGGTGACCGCGCAATTTGAACAAACGAATCTTACCCGACCAGTTTTTCTTGCGATACGCCGGCATGTATTGTGCGCCGGGAATGTCAAAGGTGAAGAATGCGCTCAGTTCCTGGGCCTCATGATCTTCACAATCGATACGCATCCATACATCATCTACCGGCACAATCGTCATGTACCAATATTTAGGGGAGTAATATTAATCGGTTTTGGTGAAATACCAACTCGGCTGTCTATCATCCTTTGTTAGTGAGTCCCACTTGCCATCGAGGGCGTGGCCAGTCTTGTCCGTACGCTGATAAAGCGCCTCGCTGCGGCGAATTCTGTTGGTTAGTTGTAATGTATACCCATGCTCCGCGACATATTCGTCAACCGCATTGATGACGCCCATGTTTTGCCCACGAGTTTCGTAATAATCGTGCCCCGATACGATGCCGCCTATACGAACCTTCTTAGACCATTCCCGAATGTCATCACAGACTGAAGTATATTTATGATCGGCGTCGATGAACACAAAGTCTAGTGATGCGTCGGCGACATCGCCGACGGCGTCCATGCTGGAGCGTCTGTCGATGGTTACGTTGAGGTGCTGTAGTCGGCGATAGGCGATTGCGTAACTTCTGTGCGTTCTGTTTCTGCGCCAGTCATCGACGGCTAAGAGTTTCAGCTTGGAATTCGTGCGACAGAGAATTTCACTGTAGCGGCCATGGCAGACGCCGATCTCCGCACCTGTCGTGAATCCCAGTATCGCAAAATGTTTGGCGAGTTCGATTCGATTATTCATTTACAAATCTACAATCCATTTTTGAAGCGCATGAAGTCTATTGCCGATTTTATTACAAAGTTGCGCGTATTGACCGACTTGATGACATCCTCCACGAATTTGAGAATCTCTTCTAGATAGGCTTTTCGTTTGAGTAAGTTTTGGATTGCCGCGTCGCCTTCGATATAGATATGCACATTTCCTGAAAGAATCTTCAGTGGCTGTGGCGGCCATTCAAGGGCTATGCGTTCTGCATCGTCCATCTTGCCTAGAAAATATTCCCACTTCTGGCGATACAGCACTTTGTAGTCGCTGTCGATTTTCTTGTAGCGCAGACGTTCGTATGAGTAGTAGCGCCACCATTTGGCATGTAGCAACGGCACATTTCGGGCGGATTCGTCAAGAGCCGCGAGGTCGAGTGCGGCGTCATTTTGCCATTCTGCGAGATATTGGTCGAGCGTCATAGTTCCATTATGATAGCACGGCCCGCAGACTATGTCAAGGTGACATCGAAAGAGGAACAGGAGAATGTGGCGGTGGTGGTCAGCGCGACCGAATCGCTTTCCGACGACGTAAAGTCGAGACTCGTGAGTTCGATGGGAAAGACTTCTTCAATGTCTATCTTCGCCACAATGCTGGCGGTATCAGGCGTCAGAATGGATATCGAGGCAGTCGTCTTTTCTAAATCGACGGGATTCGCATACGGGCTGACTCGGTCGCTCGACAATTGCTTGTCTCGGAATCGTGTGACCTCGTCGAAGTTGTGGGGAAACCCGTAGCCCTTCATCCAGTAGTAGAGGCTAAAATACGTCTTGAAACTCGCATCGACCAGATACGTCACACTGAACTGCCCGTAAGTCAAACGCTCACCGGGATGGTGGATAATCGAAAATGGATTGGTCTGCAATGCGACGCCGCCGGTGACGGTCGGCGATGTCACGCTCCGAACAAAGAACGTCAGATCCGGCAACCGTTCCAGAGAGAATCGATAGTGATTCCCATACAGCGTATTGGTCGCCTGGTGCGTTCGCGTTGGTTCGTAATCCTGCTCGGTTTCCATATGAGATATTTAGGTGCGCCTAAATATATGTAACCTTTCTTATAGGAGCGTGAAATGGCATCAAAGTTCAATAAGGGTGACGTGTCTGAGGGTATTCTTGCCGCGGCAATCACTGCCCGATTCGTGTCAAAAACCAAATCCATAACGCGCAACGATGTTGAGAGCATTATCAAGAAGCTGAAGCCCTACACGGCCGGCGCGAAAGGAACAACGTCCGCCACAGAATTCGCCTCAGCGAATCTCAAGAAGAGTGTGGTTGATACCGTTGTCTGCTTTGTCAATCTTGCTGAGGTCAACATGAAGGCATTTCTTGCTGCGGGAACATACAAAGATGCGGATGTGATCAAACTCGTCAATGCCTCGGTGGTGTATGCCAATGGGCCACATGTGTGCGCGTGGGCTAACATGATGTACGAAAATAACCAAAAGAACAAAATCGAAGTCAGGTCTGAAGGACTACTTGATCAGTCCGGCACAAAGGTGGATCTTCGTGTTGTGATCGACGGAAAGCGAACGGGTGTTGGCATCAGTCTTAAAGTCGGTGATGTGAAGCAATTTGGTCAAGTGGGTGGGGCGTCGGTGGAGACTATGGAAGAATTCTTCGGCTCCCTTGGCGTTAAGTTTGACGCAAGTTTTAAGACGAAATTTGACAAATTTGTATCAGAGAAGAAGCCCGTTGAGGCGTTGACACTCGCGTATACTGTAGCTCACACGCAACTGAACAAACTACAACCAAAGAGACTCAGAAGCAATCTGTCCGCATTTATGAAGTTTCATGCCACCCGAAATGAAGAGAATGTCATTCTCCTGCAATTGAATAAGGGGCAGGCAACCGTGTATATGTTTGAAGCCTTGGAAGAGAAGTTGGTAGGTGTGCCGATGCTTGTTGAATATAAAATGGCCACAACACAGGTTATTGCCGGCGCCAAACTCCCACAACTTCTCATCTACGGGGGTGATAAGATAGGACCCAAGAACTTGATATTACAACTGCGCGTTAAACTTGAGGGCAACCGAGTTAAGAGCAAAGGAAAGACAGTTGGATTGACCGTACGCAATTATGTGGAGAAGGGCGCCCTAACCACAGAGTTAATTGCGGGTCACTAAATATCAACATGCCTCATAAACCTCTTCCCCACACCAAGCAGACGGCGACATCCGCCGACCTCGAATGGGGCACCGACTCGCTTTCGCGTATCTACAAAGCGGCGACGCCCGGGCAGGAAGACGCTGTCGGGGAAGCGTTTGGTGTCACGAAGTCGTTCCTCGCAGAGTTGGGCGATCGCCCCTATCCTTGGAGCATGAAAGTATACCGAGATCGTCGTTTCGGCGCCGATGCCTATCGGGCACAGTTCTCGATACCAGGAACCAAACTATTCTATTGGGCGACGATGTGGGCCACGAAAATGTCGGGGTCTATAGACCACGACGGGCTGCCGGATTTTCTTCCTTCGGAGCCAATAGAATATGAGTTTGGATTTAGTCGGGGCAACAACGATCGGCTCCCAGGCAACACTGATATTATCGGCAACACAGGCATCGAGATTCCTGTGTTTGCAACAGTGGTTGACATTTTCAAAGCGATGGTCAAACAGGCGAAGCCGCTTAAAGTTGTATATACCGCGAAAGGTGTGTCAAGACAACGCCTCTATTCGCGGCTCACAAGAATGATACAGCGCGTTATTCCTGGCTACAAAGGATTTGAGGTGAAGCCGGGGGCGTATGAAATCCGCAGCAACCGGTACGTTCCCGAGGAACGCACTATGTCCATTCCAACATTCAGAGAGTATCTCCGCGAGAGTAACGACGCCACACCCCCGCTGGTCACCGACGTACCTCCACCGGAGATGGAATCATGGATGCGGAAGAATAAAGCGTCCTACGTCAAGCAGCACGGTGAGGAAACGGGTCT